TCCAAGGTTGTGTTAAGGCTCTATTTTGAATTCTGGTCTCATCAATGTGGCCATCAAAATATGGTGCGCCCAAGGCATCAGTATTACCTAGATGAAGTTGACTAGTAGAAGTAGTAATCGTACCTGAATTAGTTATTGTAGCATCCAACACACCATTCACATAAAATTTAAAATCTGTACCATCAAAAGTTACTACACAATATGTCCAAACATCTAAAAGTATAGGTATATCAGTCTGCTCATAATAATCCACATCGCCGGTACTGAAACCAAAGTCAGCAGCTAGTACCATTGAGGTATCTGAATCTCCGTATAAAAACATAGCATAACCTTCAGTCTGAAGCGGCCCCTTAACTATTACATTATACCACTCATCATTACCTCCTGGCCATGTATCTACCTTAACCCAAGAAGACATTGTTATAGCATCTGATATTTCCAAACTTGCAGTAGACTCGGCTGCCATGAAATCATCTACACCGTCAAGCTCCTGACCTCTGTGTATTATACCTTCCTTACCAATAGCTGATACATAATCATGCATGTGATTGGCATTTAAAGTTGAATCCAACCATACATCCTGTGTTCCTGTGGCAGTGGGAGGCGACACCTCCTCAAGGTGTAATACTGCTTTATAAGAAGAATTCCAAACACCAGTAGGATTCTCTGTAGGAGATGTGATATCTGGATTGCCATAATATATATAAAAATATATATCTTCAGTAGGACTTAATATAGGCAGTGAAATCCATGCTGTAAATACTCCCTCTGGTTCTATATAAGCATTAACTTGGTGATTTAGTTGTACCCCAGATATAGTAGTAAAAATAACATCGTATCCATAAGGACTCTCTATAACTCCTCCAGATGATTTAGTGCGCACATAACTACCAGACAAAGTTACAATATAAGGAAAATCTACAAGATCTTCAGTTCCTGAAACTTGAGTATGATCTGTAGTTATAGTTCTACGATAATTATAAGGCACTATCCATCTCCTTAAGCTAGTTCTACCATTGGTAGTTGTGGATTAAAATACATTCTATCCGCGTGTGTAGCATACCCTACAACCTGTACTTGTTGACCTGAACCGGACACCAATGTCTGAGTTAAAATTCCAGAAGTAGTGGACACATATATTAATCCTTCCACTCCCCCTAGGGAAGTCCAATTCCAAGAGTCATTTCTTACAAATCCCAATAAACAACATTCTTTTGTGCCTGTGCCAACCCCCAACGCCATAGCAACACATGGCATAGTAGTATTAGAGCTTGCGTTAGCATCTTCTAAATTACCATCACTAGCCATATAAAGAGGTGTACCAAACCCCTGACTATTAATATCTACTGTCATAAATACTTTGAAACCATTGGCAGTCTGATTAACTGCCGGGCTGGCAGGAAGCTTTAAAAAATCTTTATCATCAATATAACTTTTAGTTGCCAAATGATAATCTTCCGTAGGATCTATACCACTAACCGTGGATGTAAATCCCCTAGATGCATCCGTTGGAACATACTGAGTATGATCATCATCCTCCAGGCCGGTAAGTAAACCGTGGTCTGTAGGTGCTGGAGTACCTGATGCGCCAGTATCGCCCTGCTCACCTTGTATACCTGAAGCTCCAGTTTCCCCTTGCTCACCTTGCGGACCTTGCGGACCCGGTACAGCCACTCCTACAGTCTCGATAGGATTAGCCACTGCAGACCAATTAAACTTGTAATTAGCTGAATCAGTTATATCAGACAGCTCTATATAAAACCCACTAATTGTAGTGTTAGATATATTAAAAGCATATTTGGCTGGGTCAACATCAACTTGGTTTTCTATAGAACCAAGTAAATAATAATCCAAATCATTCATATCTTCTACAAAGGTTACAGTAAATGATTCTACTCCATTGGGTATATCATACTGACCTACCTCACCGGATGTGGATGTTACTCCATCATCGCCTTTTTCTCCTTGTATGCCCTGTTCACCTTGTATACCCGATGCCCCTGTCTCACCTTGGGGACCTGGTATAGGTACTCCTATTGCTTCAGTAGGATTAGCTACTGCTATCCAATTAAATTTATAATTAGCTGAGTCTGTTATGTCCGATAAATCCACACCAAAACCACTAAGTGTAGTGTTTACTATATTAAATCCATATTTAGCAGTTTCAACATCATCTTGATTTTCTACAGTACCTACTACATAATAATCAGCAACCACCATATCATATATAAAATCTACAGTAAACGATTCCGTGGCGGCTGGAATGTCGTATTGACCAGCCAAACCTGATGTTGTGGTTACTCCTTCGCCAGGAATACCTTGGTCACCTTGTATACCAGATACCCCAGTCTCACCTTGCGGGCCTGGTATAGGAATACCTACAGCTTGTACATTACTATCCACAGCTGTATAATTAAAGTAGTAATTAGCTGAATCTGTTATATCACTAAGCTCTATATCAAATCCACTTACTGTTGTGTTAGATATGTTAAAACCATATTTGGCGGGCTCGCCGTCAGTTTGATTTTCTATAGAACCCACTAAATAATAATCTGAAGTTGACATGGCTGGGCTGAAAGGTACAGTAAAATAATCGACACCATTACCTATATCATATTGCCCTGATCTACCTACACCCGACGATGTAAATTCTAAACCAGTTTCATCCTGCCTAACTGCAACATTATATCCAGCATACCCACTATACGTGGTAGGTGTGTCCTCTAATTCAATAAATTCATTTGTACCACTCACAGCTTCTAAAAGCTGGTCGTACCTTACCATTTGATGTAGCTGAGCTGCACGAACTCCACTGATGGTGGAATTGATGTACAGCTCAGTACCATCGTAGCCCATCTGAATAGTATCAGCATCGTCGAAATCTATATGTTCTCCAGTTTCGAGATCTAAATTATCATTTCTAAACTTAGCCATCAACTACTCCTTAAGATTGCTGTGAATAAATTGCTATCCATTCAAGAATAAAATTAACTGAATCGATCTTACCAGAAAAATGGGTAGTGAATCCTCCAGCAGTTTTTACACCTTGAATAGTACTATAAATAGAAGGTTTAGCTTCTACTTCATTAGTTAATGTAGCCACTAATGTGTAATCATCATCTGCAAAAGAGTTATCAAACACAACTGCCTGATCTCTATTACCATCGATACAACTCACCCTGCCCCATTTTCTGGTGCCGGAAAGAGTATCAAATTGATTATCTACATAACTCTTAGTGGTGAGCTCATAATCTTCTACTGGCGTCACACCACTTACTGTATCAGTAAATCCGCGGGAACCATCTACCAGTATGTATTGTGGATGATCATCATCACCTAGACCATCTAACTCGCCGTGATCAGTAATAACAGAACCAGATACTGTGCTTATAGCATCATCAACATAAAACTTAGTGGTTAAATGATAACTCTCTGTTGGATCAATACCACTAACAGTACCAGTAAAACCACGAGTACCATCTACAAGAATATACTGTAAATGATCGTCGCCGTCTAATCCTGCCAAGTCGCTATGGTTTCCAGTCAAGGTACCAGTAGCGGTTGCTATAGCATCATCCACATACCATCTGGTAGTTAAATGATAACTCTCTGTGGGATCAATACCACTTACTGTTCCAGTAAAACCACGAGTACCATCTACAAGAATATACTGTAAATGATCATCATCCCCCAAACCATTTAATTCATCATGGTCTGTTGGAATAGTATTAGATAAGGTGGTTATCTCATCATCTACATACCACTTAGTAGCCAGATCAGAATCAACCACTGGATCTATACCACTTACCGTACTAGTGAATCCTCTAGATCCATCAGTAGGTACATACATAATATGGTCATCATCAGTAAGGCCCTTCAGGTCGCCATGGTCAATCCCTTCTCCCATGGGTGCCCAAGCACCGTTGTAATACAAATAATACTTGTCTTCGTCCTCTACGAAAGTCGTGAAACCTTCATTGGGGTCATATGTATCCCATATACCCGATGCCGTATTCCACTCCACTATGTAATCATCCAGCCCATTCCATAACCCAGTACCAGGAATAGATACAATGTATCTATCTCCGTCATCAGGTGCTACAGGTGGTGTACCAGAAAATGTAAGAACTGAATCTTGCCAGTCACTATTAACTTCTTCAAATATTGCTTCCTGTAATTGGTCGTAACGCACTAAGTGATATTCTTGTGTAGCACGTTCGCCAGCCAAAGGCACAGACGCTACCAACGCGTCAGTAGTTGCAATAGATGTAACACCCATTCCAGGATATGTTGTGTTATATCCTGAGATAGTGGTGTAAGCTATAAAAGGTTTCTCATTACCTAAGTCAACAGCAGGGTACTCAGTGGGAGCGGATAAAGCATCATCACCGAACAATATTCGCTGCTCTTCTTGCAGCAAAAGATGAAGATCTTTAAATTTGGCCATTTAGTTGCTCTCCTTTTAAGTATACTTTTTATCTAAAAACTTCCCATTCTAGAACGTAATTATTTGTGTCTATTTCGCCTGAAAAAAAGACGGTAAATCCGCTGACTGTCTTACTCCCGACAACAGAAGAGTAAACCGATGGATTTCCGTCCGATGTTACTAATTCAATATTTACGTTATAACTTAAATCTGATAGTGGAGATGGGAAGACTACATTTTGACTCACGGCATTAAATAGGACTGGGGTAGCTCCGCGGTAGCTTGGGTCATAACCCGAAGTGTCTATTTCATATGTTGCCCGCAGATTCTCATCTGCTTCGGGCGCATCATAGATTAGTGTTATTTCATTATCTCCCGTTTGGTAAAAATCATTGGGCGCGTGTAAAGCTTGTCCATTTAGATGCAGATCAATTCTATCCCTCTTATAATTATAAGTGGTGTAGAATACTCTGTTAGATCCATTAAGGGTACCAGATATAGTATCAGCAACAATAGTACCATTGCGATATATCTCCTGTATTGCCGGAAGGGCTATTTTCCTTAATATTATCATCTACATAGTCTCCATAAAAATATAGCCAAATAGGTCACAAATATACCACTGTTTTACAATTCCAGGTAGTATATTTAGACGCTGATTGGCCATACCTATCTCTCCTTTATGGTCTTTTACCTCGCTACTACGCTCTTTCAAAATCTTATTCCTGCCCTGCGTAGCCCGATGGGCAAACTTTATTGTTTAAAGTCAGCTGCGTCCTTTAAATCTTATCGTCTATTACTTATTGAAAGTTCCTGAATTCTTTTCACCAAAACACGGCATAGACTGTCTTTACCAGTTCTTTTACTGGCGACTTTTTCGGAGTATTTCAAGAGTTGAATATCATGTATCTTGGGTATAATTTCTCTCGCTGCCCTAACTGATAGTCCAACTATCTCATCTATCTCCATGTCTTTGGGGACAATCGGCGCCACATTTTCCCCCCTTGATTTATCCGTCTTTACAACGGTAGATCCCTGTACCTGTACTTCCTCCTTTACTTCCTTCTCTTCTCCATAAGGTGCATCTTCTTTTGTGAAAACTTGCCATCTGTTTGGATCACGAAGTTTTACTTCTTGCAGCCATTTAACAAAATCTCTCCCCTTTTTGATATCGTGTCTTTTTCCATACTGCTCATACAACTCATCCAGAGGAATCTTCTGTCCTGGTCCCACCGATCTCTTCATTGTGTGTGACCACAGGTGTGTCATGTTCTTTACGTAACCATTCATATTCTTCTCCTTTGCTAGTGAAATCTAAATCCCTTGGCCTTTTCTTGTCCAACCAATCTATAATAAAATGTAGTACATTGGACAATCTGTGTATTACTAAAACTATAATAACAAAATTAAAAGAATTAGTTAAAAAGAATAGAGCAAAAATACACGCCATCCACACAGACGAACAATAACCACAATCTAATAGATCGTGAATAAAATTAAAAAACTTTATGTGCCTCCACTTAAATAGAGGTTTCTTAATAAACTGTATAGAAAATTCTGATTTGGTAATAAGATTAGTAGCTGCTTCCGTAGCAATTACAGCTAAAACCATATCAAATAATGTTGCTATTAAAAATTCCATAATTCTTTCCTTGAGATATCTCACTCACTTAGGGGTAAGATATCGTTTATCCATATTTTATAGTGAGCGGTCGATGACGCCTATACCTAAGCTTCTAGGATCTAGACATGCGAAACCAATTTCTGCCCAGCCAAAGAAACCTTGTTTCTGGACACGTAGCAGAGTTGGGTCATCGTGTGCTTCATATTCTTTACGGATCGGCATGACCAATGAGTCATTAACACTCATATCAAAAGCCATTACCTGAGTCTCACCAAGCGTAGCGATGGTACCGTCAGCTGCAGTAAGATTAGGATTGTCAAGTGTATAACCGTTATACGTATTAGTATTATCGGTCACGAACTTTCCATATTCAGAACCATAACCATTAATGTTTACAGACCGGTTGCGCCGAGGTGCTGTACTTCATGCAGGGCTACATTCCAAATACTACCCATACCAGACGCCTGAAAGATTTCACGTCTTGTTATAGGATCAATATCTGTATCAGTCCACTCACGGATATCAGCCGCATCTTCTGGAGATACGTACAGGTCAGTAAGAGTTCTACCAATTCTCTTGAAACCTACCATCATCTTATTGATGAGTTCCTTCGACAGGTAACCAGCACCCGTGGAAGCAGGATTGATTTCATAAATTGGCGCTGGGCGAGAACCCAACAGACCCTTACCAGAGAAAGACGAAGTCGCTGCGGGCATAATAACGCGCCAGCCACACTCTTCCTCGTAGTTTGCCAGATCTTTAGCTACGCGAGCTGCTGATCTTTGGGCAATATCAATTCGTGAATCACGTGCGTATGTAATCTTCCAATCAGCGGAAGCATTAATAGCAAATGTTGGGACGTATACTTCTTCTCCGATACCTTCAATAAAGTTCTGAGCCATGTAACCAAGTCCAGGTAGAACCCAGACTGGAATTTCAAAGTCCTCAGCAACCGGATAAACGGCCTGAGCACCAGGAGCCAATCTCTCCACAGCAAACATCTGCCGCATAATTGACTCTAGCTCGATCTTCTGAAGGATTGGAGTTGTGATAGCTGCCGCGAACGCTCTAAAAGCTGCCTCACCCTCGGGTCCGGCTTCTGCGGTTGCTCTAAACAGTTCTTGCATTTCCTTTAGTTCCATGTTTACAACTCCTTCTATCTATGATTTTATAGTTTAGGAAGCACTTTAAGTGCCTTAATCCCTAAAAATTTAAAAATCCGACTTAGACCAAAATCTTGATTCTAATCGGATACAGTGTAGTGTTATTGAAATTAGCTTGACACTTGGCCAAACTGGCGCCCTTTACCACAACGCCAACCTGAACAGTAGAACAACGATCACCAGTTGCTTTGTCAGTGTTACCATCAGCAGCATTAGTACTGTTCGTAACCTTAGCCTCATCGGCTGCGGCAAACAGTTCATCGCCAGGATTCATGTTATCAGTGGCGCCTATAACGCTGTCAGTCATAACACAGGTATAATGTACAGTGTCCCAGATACCCAAATGAGCAACGCCTAGCGGAGCTTCTTTGGTACCAGCGATATCACCATTAGAGTCGTAACTTGACTGTGCAATAACATCACTAGAGCCCAGATCGCCTGGCATCATAAAGCCAGTTGGGTGTACCTGATGGTACCCCATCTTAACTTTCTGCATAGCAAAGCCAAAAGGTGTATAAGCTGACGAATTATATGCCATCTTATAAACAATAGGTTCTTGATTAGTTGCATCAGGGTCCAGCCATACAACTGAACCAGCATACGCTACAACACCACCAACACCAGCTGCATTAGCTGAACTTGTTACAGCACCATAGCTACAAAATTGATTTTCAACAACAGGATGTCTTGGAATAAACATATCCTAGTTCCTCCTTAATTATCGTTATTCATGCGCGTAGCCATTGCAGCACCCAGTTTTGCATATTTGGCTAGTACATTATCGGAAGGTTGTACTTCCATATTCATCGCAGCAGCTACTGCCGTGTCAGGATCGACATTAACAGGAGGAGTTTCTTCCTCTTCTTCAGAAGCTTCCTCACTCTCAGGATCTTCTTCATTAGCTACTTCTTCTTCGGTCTCAGCTGTTTCTGCAGCGGGGTCTTCCTCTTGAGTCTCCTCTTCAGAAGCTTCTTCCTCTACAGGTTTGGCCTTAGCCAATTCAGCTTCAACAGCGCTTCTCAGAGAGACGAGCTCTTCTTTATAACTTCCAAATTCCTCGTCTTCCATATCTCTGACCTTAGTAGTCTGGGCTTCTTTATCAGAGAGTGCCACGCCTGCTTTAACTAGTTCTGCCATGCGAAGTTCGGCAGCCTTATCTTTCCTCATTTCTTCAATTACATTCTCAGATTCGGTGAGTTTAGTGGCTGATTCATCGGCTGACTTCTTAGCTGCCTCAAGCTCAGAAGTTAGCTCAGTAACCTTAGCCTCCAGATCATTAATCTGCGTTGCGATTTCTTGGTCTGAGTCGTTTTTGCCTTCCAGCGTCTCAGTTAGTTCAAGAATTTTATCAGCAGAATTCTGAAGAGCTTTTTCGGTTTCAGCTCTTTGCTCGGCCTCTTCTTTCTGAGAAAAGATTTCAGTGACCATTACTTCGACATCTTTTTTCAGTTCTTCATTCATAAAGTAATACCTCCTATCAAATTTTAGATGAGATATTTATTTTTTTACTGCCAACCCGAATGAATTTAAGTATTTTTTTATAAAACAGTTTCCCTTTTCCTAATACCTAAATCAAGTAAATCAAAATGCTCTTACGGTAGCATCTGACGTGCGCCAGTGTTGCCTCTACAAGCAAAAGCGGCCAAATCAGGTGTCGGATAACCCATCATAACGATGATATCCACAGTA